AAGGAAGAAAGAGCCCGCTGCCCCGCAAAACGCGGCGCGTACGGGTTTGGGATTTTACATTGTAACGCAAATCACATTTTAGGAGAAACATGTCAGGCAAAGGCCCAGCGCCGAAAGACGCGGAGCAACGCAGACGCAGGAATGCGGACCCTGTGCCCACTCAGGTGGTGATACAAGATGGCGTTTTGCGTGGTCCAGACTTGCCAGCTGGTTACCCTTGGCACACTCAGACCTTCACTTGGTGGGATACTTGGCGCAAATCAGCACAAGCTGCCACATTTACAGATACTGACTGGGATTTTTTAGTAGATACGGCCTTGTTGCACTCATCCTTTTGGAACGGTGACAATGTAGGTGCAGAATTGCGGCTCCGAGTCGCGAAGTTTGGCGCAACACCAGAAGACAGAATGCGGCTTCGGCTGCAGGTCGATGGTGAGGCAGAGGGGGCCAAATCTAACAAGACCCTATCTGACCAGCGACGAACTCGTTTGTTGAGAGTGGTGGGGGAACTTGACAAAGAAGAAACGGCCACAGAGTAGCTTCATCTCGCTCGGCTGGGACGCAATTGACTGGATTGAGACTTACTTAGTCCACGGCCCAGGCGATGTGCAGGGCGAAGCAATCACTCTGGATGATGAACAAGCAGCTTTCATACTGAAGGCATACGAACTGGACAAAAATGGACGACGCATTACAAGACGAGCTTTTTTCTCGCGCCCCAAAGGTCGTGCGAAATCCGAGCTGGCTGGAATGCTCGTTTGCTTTGAGGCTCTCGGCCCTGCTCGTTTTGACTTTTGGGACCAACGCGGCAACCCAGTCGGCAAGCCAGTTCAGTACCCGTTCATCCGATGTCTAGCAACTGAAGAGTCGCAGTCTGGCAATACGTACGACAACGTGCGCTACATGCTGGAGCACATCAAAACGAACTTTGGCACTGAGTACCCAGGCATTGATGTTGGGTTGACTCGAACTTTTTTAAAGGGTGGCGGCGAAATCGTGCCATCAACGGCAGCTTCTGCATCAAAAGACGGTGGTAAAGAGTCTTTTGCTGTTGCTGACGAAACGCACCTGTATTCGAGCCAAGAGCTCAAGCGAATGCACGAAACCGTTCGGCGTAACTTAGCCAAGCGAAAGGCTGCAGACCCTTGGATGCTTGAAACCTCGACAATGTATTCGGTCGGCGAAGAATCAATCGCCGAACAAACGCACCGCTTATGGATTTCGATACAAGAAGGCCGCACAAAAAATCAAGGCCTGTTATTCGACCACAAGCAAGCGCCCGATGTTCCAGACCTGCACGATAGCGAGAAGCTGCGAAAAGCGCTCGCTTTCGTGTACGGTCCTGCATTTAAGTGGCTAGACGCCGACCGTTTAATGGCTGAAATACAAGACCCGATGACCAAAGCATCAGACGCACGCCGTTACTTTTTGAACCAGCCGTCGACAGACACTGACCGTTACATGGACATCACAGCTTGGAACGCTGCGGCAGAGCCTGAAGAACTGCTTGAAGGCACCGAAATCGTTCTTGGCTATGACGGTTCGAGAAAAGACGACGCGACTGTTTTGGTTGCGTGCCGTGTTGAAGACGGCAAGATTTTTCAACTCGAGTGTTGGGAGCGACCACCAGGACCTGCGGGTTACGGGTGGGAAGTTCCAAGAGTCGAAGTTGATGAAGCAGTACGAATCGCTTTTGCGAAGTACAAAGTCCACAAAATATGGGCTGACCCTTCGGGTTGGCAGTCCTACTTGGACGCTTGGAACTCCACTTTTGCAGATAAAGTGGTCGCGGTTTACCCTTCCAGCCAGCGAAAGTTGATGGCGCAGGGTTTAGACCGCTTTCTCGAGGACATCCTCGAAGGTCGCTTAAAACACAGCGGCAAACCAGAGCTTACACGGCACGTGACGAATGCAGTACCAACACGGTACGGCCAAGTCATGAAGCCATCACAAAGTCACAAGATTGACGGTTTGATTGCCGCCGTTCTTGCCTACTTGGGGCGCACAGACGCTCTTATAAACCCCGAGCCCGTGGCGCCGAAAGTCGCTTACCGCACGATTCAAGTCTAGGAGCAATATGAAACGCATCGATGCCAGTCTTGTAATTGAAGTCGTCGGAGTTGCACTCGCAACTGTTGGATTGGCTTTGTTCTCACCGCCGATTGCGCTCATAGCTCTCGGCTCCTTCCTCGTTTGGGCTACAGAAAAGGCTAATTGATGACAGCTGGCATTTACAATGCGACTATCGACCAGGGTGCAACCTGGAGTGTTACAGTTACGTACAAGGATTCCAACGGTACACCAATCAACTTGACTGGTTATACCGCTGCGATGCAGGTGCGTCAACAGTATAACTCTGAGACCGCGGACTTGACTTTGACTAGCCCAAGTGGTGGCATCGTTATTACGCCGTTGACTGGCGTCGTTGTTATCACAATGACCGCTGTGCAAACTGGTGCTCTTGAAGAGGGCTACTACGTTTACGATGTTGAGCTTACTTCTGGTGCGTTCAAAGAACGTTTGATTCAGGGCCAACTAACCGTAGACCCAGAGGTCACGCGTGTCTGACCAAAATCAGGTTACCGTAGTCAAGGATATTAACACCGTTGAAGTAATCAAGGACATCAACAGCGTTGAAATCGTGTCGCCTGGTACCCAAGGTCCAGTCGGAGCTACAGGTGCAACAGGGCCCACAGGTTCAACAGGACCAACGGGGGCAGGCGTAACAGGCGCTACAGGACCCGTTGGTGTTACTGGCGCAACAGGACCGACAGGACCGACAGGACCGACTGGTGCTACAGGTGCAGCTTCAACAGTTCCTGGCCCAACAGGTGTAACAGGTGTAACTGGACCTCAAGGTATTCAAGGCGTGGTTGGCGCCACAGGTGCAACTGGACCTGTTGGTGCAACTGGCGCCGTAGGTGTAACAGGTGTAACTGGACCTCAAGGTGTTCAAGGCGTGGTTGGCGATACAGGTGCAACTGGACCTGTCGGTGCAACTGGTGCCGTAGGTGTAACAGGTGCAACTGGTCCGCAAGGTGTAGTTGGTGCAACAGGTGCAACTGGCCCACAAGGTATCCAAGGTATCCAAGGTATTCAAGGCGTAATTGGTGCAACAGGGCCACAAGGTATTCAAGGCGATGTTGGTGCAACAGGTCCAGTCGGTACAACAGGGCCAACAGGCGCAGTCGGTCCAACAGGCGTTGTCGGTCCAACGGGTGCGACAGGGCCAATCGGTGCGACAGGTGCCACTGGCCTAGTTGGTGCAACAGGTGCCACAGGTGCCACGGGTGCCGATGGTGGCAGTGCAAATTATTACGATTACAGAGCAGATACAACAATCACAACAGGAAACCCTGGCAATGGTGATTTGATTTGGAACAATGCAACGCAAGCATCTGCCACACAAATCAACATCAGCCACATTAACTCAGATGGCGTAGATGTTGACATTTTTTTAGCTCTTATCAAAACAAACGATGTAATCATTGTTCAGGATAAGAATAATTCTACCAATTTCCAAAAGTTTACAGTATCTGCAACACCGACCCTTCAAACAGGTTATGTTGAAATTCCTGTAACGCTCACATCATCAGGCGGCACTGGCACAACAAACTTTGCAAACAACCATCAACTCATTGTTGCGATTGTTTCAACGGGTGTTGTTGGTCCTACAGGTCCAATCGGTGCCACAGGTGCTACTGGTCCAGTCGGTGCCACTGGTGTTGCTGGTGCCACTGGAGCTACAGGTCCAGTCGGTGCTACAGGTGCAGTTGGTGCAACAGGTTCTACTGGCGTAGTCGGAGCAACGGGAGCAGTTGGCGCTACAGGTGCAACTGGACCGCAAGGTGTTCAAGGTATTCAAGGCGATGTAGGCGTTACTGGACCCATTGGAGCCACTGGCCCAGTTGGTGCAACTGGTGCAAGTGGTGCTGATTCAACAGTTCCTGGACCGACAGGTGCTACTGGACCTGCAGGGTCAAATGGCGCAGTCGGAGCAACGGGTGCTACTGGACCTGCTGGTGCTACTGGACCAACAGGTGCTACTGGACCTGCAGGAACAAATGGTGTCACATCCATTGTTGCTGGCACTAACATTACAATCAGCCCAATTAGCGGATTAGGTGATGTCACAATCAACTCATCAGGCGGCGGTGGCGGTGGACCAACAGATGATGACCAAAACATTTTAGCAAACCAAGTGTTCGGATAGGATAAGACAATGGCAACTTTTACAAAGGTACTTCTTAGCGGTTCAACTCAAGGCCAGCCAATTACAGTTGTTGCAACAGCATCTACTGGTACAACTATCCACGCAACAGGCACTTCATCAACAACACTTGATGAGGTTTGGCTATATGCAAACAACACTTCATCTTCACCTGTTTTATTGACGGTTCAATTTGGTGGCACTGGCGCAGTTCAACACGCAAAGCCAATCACCCTGGCACCACAATCAGGTGATGTTTTGATTGTTGCAGGACTGCCACTTACAGGCACTGGTGCTGCAGCAAATACTGTTGCAGCTTTTGCAGCAACTGCATCAGTGATTACAATTTCAGGTTATGTGAACAGGATTTCCTAAATGGCAAATCCAAACCGTAGAGGTCAGGCAGGTTCACCAGTTTCAACTGGTATGCAAGGTGTTGAATACACACCTTTTGCCAACACATCTTTTATCTTGCCTTACGGCTTGCAACTTCAGCAAACAATTAACGCTGGAACAACCTCAGTAACAATTCCTGCTGGCATTACTTTTGTGTATGCAATCTGCGTTGGTGGCGGTGGTAGTAGCTGTGGCGGTGGCGGTGGTGTTGCTTGGGGTTGGACTTTAGCAAATAGCACTTGTGTAGTTGGATCTGGTGGTAGCAATG